TGACGTTCAAAAATTTGTATGGTGGAATTCGAGATGAATACAAACACATTGAATATTTCAAAAAAGTCAATGAATACATCAACCACAGATGGTCGTTTTTCTTGGAAAATGAGTATGTTGAGACTCCCATTTTCAAACGTCGGATTACGTCTAAACACATTATTGACCCAAATCCGAATAAGTTGTTCAATTACCTCCTACAAGCATCCGAAACGGAGTTTTCGATACAAAACATCAATCGGGTTAATGAATACCTCATAAATAAGAAATCGAAGGTGGTTTTGTATAACTATGACTCGATTTTGATAGACATATGTAAGGATGATAAAAAAGAAACCCTATTACACATCAAGGAGATTATGATAAACAACCAGTTTCCAATTAAGTGTTATGTGGGTAACAACTATCACGACTTGGTTAAAATCAATATAAATTGACCATTATTGGAATTTTATGTTATATTTATAGCATGATACAATAAAGAGTCATGAATACCATAGATAAATTTTTAAACAAAATCTCGTTAGATGAACGAATTACCGATGGTATATTCGAAATTACCAACAACGACCACTTAGACATTTTTCAGGAATATCTCGAAAAGATGGGTGCAACCACTGATGAATCAATCGAATTCCGTAATAAAATGATTGAAGGTAAACATCCAGAAAGACAGGCATACAACACCAATGGTATTCTGGTTACCTTTCCAACCCCCGAATATAAACAACGGGCTTTACAACGTGGAACACATTTCGAGAAAAACCCAAAGGCGGGACAAAGTAATTTGAAATTTACTCCACAGGGATCCGTTAAAGCTCCACCTGCACCAACTCCACCACCAGCTCCAGCAGCCCCGGTTGCACCAGCCGCAGTTCCAACAACTGAACCAGCTCCAGCAGCTCCAGCCGCCCCGGTTGCACCTCCACCACCAAAAGTGGTCACAACACCGGTATTGGTTTTACCAGCGGAAGAAATTAAACGTCGTGAGGAAGAAGAAACAAAAGCTGCACAATCGGAGTATGTAGAAAAAATACTAAGTACCGAGGGTTCATACACACTACAAGAAGCCAAGAATTTAAATTTCTATAAGAAGGGTAACAATTGGTTCTCACCCGATGGTGAGTATGTTGGAACCCAAACCTACGACGAACATAAAGATGTTGTCCTCATAAGTAAGTAATCATGAAGATACAATTACTCTGTACGTTCGCCACAGATAAAACCTGTGAGGGAATGGTTGAATCCATTCGGGGAACATACACTTTATCCGACAAACGTTTTTTTGTATTTCAAGACGTTAAATCGGAGAAGGATATTTTTCTAACATACAACGTAATGATACATGATAGATTTGAAAAAATCCCTTACACCATTTCAATTCATAGGAAAAAACAAACCAACACATTATATACGTTGAATGCGTTGAACAAAATTATCGAAGAAGAAAACAATGGTCAGCTTGATAAGGGTTATCAGATTGATTGGAATTTATTTAAAAACTGCCTAATTATAACTACAGAAAATGGTTACAAAATAGTAGAATTACGACTGTCTAATATTATCAAAATATAATAAAATTTTCACATTATTATATGTTGAAAATGGATGTTTGTCGTAGTATTTTACTACTTATTAGTAACGGTAAATTTGAGGTTTGACTAAAGTTGTTAGACCTAAAATTCATCGAACTAATTAACAATTAACTAATTAACTAATTATGGCAATTAACATTGATAAAATCAAGAGTCGTTTGAACTCCCTCTCAAACACAAACACCAAATCAAACCTCATTTGGAAACCAAGTCCGGGTAAACAAACCATTCGTATTGTTCCTTACAAATTCAACCAAGAAAGTCCATTCATTGAATTGAAGTTCCATTATGGTTTGAATAACAAAACGTATTTGTCTCCTGACAGTTTTAACCGACCAGACCCAATCGTTGAATTTAGTAACAAACTAAAGAAGACGGGTGATAAGGAAGAGTGGAAATTTGGTAAGAAAATCGAACCAAAAATGCGTACTTTCGTTCCAATCGTGGTTCGTGGTGCTGAAGCAGAAGGTGTCAAGTTTTGGGGATTTGGTAAGAATGTCTATCAAGAAATTCTTTCTATCATCTCCGACCCTGACTTCGGTGATATTACCGACCCAACTACGGGTCGTGACATCGTGGTTGAATTCCGAACCGCTGAAGAAACTGGCAAGCAATTTCCAGAAACTTCGATTCGTGTAAAACCAAACGTGTCTCCCGCAGTTGATCCAAACAATACGTTGTTGGTATCGAAGTTACAAAATCAAACAAACATTTTGGAACTCTTTCCAGAATTGAGTTATGATGAATTGAAGGGTGTAATGGAAGCATGGTTACACAGCAGTAATTCGGAAGAGGAATCCCCAACTCCGGTTGTTGAAGAAGTTGAAACCGCCGCAGTAGAAGCTGCTGCGATTCCGGCGAAGTCGAATAAATCTCCAAGTGCAACAACGTCTAAGGTTAACGCTAGTGACGTGACGAAAGCATTTGACAATTTGTTCAACTCGTAATATATTGTAAACATTAAAGGAGATGGAGGCAAAATCTCCATCTCCTTTTTTTTCAAGGTTTTTAATTATATGGCAAAAAATAAAAGTACAAATAACACGTCATTCGACGCAAAACAAAGTAGAGATGAACTTGTTACAGAATTAGCAGACATGCTAAATAAAAATTCCAAGGAAGGTAAAAAGGTCTTTTTCTTAGATGACAACGATGATCCATCGTCTGTAAGTGATTGGATTGGAACCGGTTCTTCAATGTTGGATTTAGCTATTAGCAATAGGCCAGACGGTGGATTGCCGGTCGGTAGAATGGTCGAATTCAACGGGTTGGAAGGAACGGGTAAATCACTTTTATCCGCACACATTGTTGCAAATACACAGAAAAAGGGTGGAGTCGCCGTCGTTCTCGATACTGAAAACGCAGCCGCACCTGAGTTTTGGAAAAGTTTGGGTGTCGATTTAACAAATCTTCCATACATTCCATGTGAAACCGTGGAAGAAATATTTGAACAGATGGAAAACCTCATTTCCGTCGTTCGTAAATCTAATAAGAATCGTATTCTTACTATAATTGTAGATTCCGTGGCTGCCGCATCTACAAAGACGGAACAAGAAAGTGCGCACGGTAAAGATGGTTATGCAACCGCAAAATCCATTATTATCAGCAAGGCTATGAGAAAGATTACCAACATGATTGGTCGTCAAAAGGTCTTGATTGTTTTCACCAACCAACTACGACAAAACTTGAATGCTATGGCGTTCGGTGATAAATACATCGTATCTGGTGGTAAAGCATTGGCATATCACTGTTCTGTACGTGTTCGTTTGAACAATACTGGTAAGTTAAAACGGGGTGAGGAAGTCATTGGTAACAAGTGTAAAGCAGTTGTTGTCAAAAACCGAATGGGACCACCACAACGTCATGCCGAATTTGATATTTACTTCGATAGTGGTATTGCTGATTACGCAAGTTGGTTGGCAATTCTAAAGGAGAATGGTATTATCAAACAAGGTGGTGCTTACTATAAATTCACAAATCTAAAAGGTGAAGAAGAACAGTTTCAATCAAAAGACTTTGTTACTATGATGACAACGAATGTTGAATTGAAAAACGTATTTTATAAACAGATATGCGATGCATTGATTATGAAATACAAAGACCCAAACAGTGTAATCGTTGAAGACGCTGTTGTAGATACCGAGGAAGAAAGTGTAGGGGAAGAATAATTATGGACTTCAATGCGTCAGAAAAGAAGAAATTATTTTCATTATTTGAGAATATCAAAGATGAAATGAAAGACGATGGATTGCAAAAAACGCAATCCTCCGATATTCTAATTATCGACGGGTTGAATCAATTCATAAAATCTTGGTCTGTATCTCCTTACATGAATGATGATGGAGTTCATACTGGTGGCATATCCGGCTTTTTGAAAAGTATCGGATATGCCATCAAACTTTTTAACCCAACTCGATGCGTCATTGTATTCGATGGAAGTGGTGGAAGTCAAAAACGACGAAAGTTGTATCCAGATTATAAGAACAAACGAGTCACCAAAGTCCGTATCAATCGGACATATTTGGAAAATTCATCTCCCGATGAAGAAGAAGCGAATCTAAAAAAACAACTGATTCGCACGGTTGGGTATCTTGATTGTTTACCATTGACCGTCATGGCTATTGACAATGTAGAAGCAGATGACGTTATTGCATATTTGGCTTTGGATAAATTCAAAGATAGTAATGTTACGATAATGTCGTCGGATAAAGACTTCTTACAATTGGCCAGTAGTCGTGTGAAAATTTGGAGTTCGACAAAGAAAAAACTCTACGGTTGTGCCGAGATTCTTTTGGAATATGGAATCAGTTGTGAAAATTTTGTCAATTACCGAGTCCTCGAAGGAGATGTAAGTGACAATATCAACGGCATCCGTGGTGCGGGATTAAAAACCATCAAAAAATGTTTCCCCATTTTTGAACACAACCACCGATATAGTGTGGATGAAATCATAAACTATTGTGATACCAACAAGGGTAGATATAAATTGCATGACACCATTCTTGAAAACCGGGACATAGTTCAGAGGAATTATGACTTGATGCAATTGAACGATACACAAATTCAAAGTTTTACACAATTGAGAATTGAAGAAATAGTCGATACATCAATCAATAAATTGAATAGAATGCAATTCATTGGAATGATGCGGGAAGACAAGATTTGGAATAACATTCCAAACGCAAATGTTTGGTTGACTGAAGCATTTGGAAAACTTGATAACTTCATCAAAGTCTAAACTATTTATAGACAGCTATACAACCGTATCCTTGGTAAAAACAAAAACCCCTCGGCAAAAACCGAGGGGTTGTTTATTGCAATTATTTGTTATCCTACCCAATTTTTAGGTGGGGTTGCATATCTCGGAAAACTGTTTGGAAATGCAACTTGTGGTTTGTTTGCTTCAATCACTCCCATTTCAATCAACGATTGACGAGAAGCATAGTAAATATCTAAGGAGAATACCATCGACCCCTTTTGGAAGGTGGTGGATGTGACTTTACTTTCTTTCGATTCACCCCATGTAGAACCCATGTCAAAAGACAACGATTTTACTTGATTAGTAGTTGTATCACTTAATTGAGATGAATAACATGCGGAATCTAAACTCAAACTGTTATCGGATGAGTTACTCATATTCATACTTCGTAATACACCATTGCTATTACAAGTCATTGTATAAGGTGGAAGATTATCCCAACCTCCATTGGTTTCCAACGGACGATAGTATGTGGAAACGGGTGTGGTATATTCATCGTAAATTCGAATTCCGATAATGCCACAGTTAGCATCAGAACCATCCTTTTTATCAGATGCGTAGGAATTTTCTTTCTTCACGAATTTGAAGGCACCAACTTTTTCATCACTATATCGAAACCCTTTGATTCGATAACTATTGTATCCATTGATGACATAACCACTATCATCGGGAGAATCAGATTCTCCATTTAATACATTCAAACCATCAACACTTGATATGGCTAGAATACGTTTCCACAGGTTGTTTTTGATTTGGATTTCATATTCACTACCTTCTTTTGCTTCGACGTAGACTTTACCATCTTTTCGATAAGTAGCGACGGGTTTACCATTGATGAGGACATTAGCCTCAATATTAACATTATACATATTACCTTTATTGTTTAAGCCGCTCTACAGCGGATTTCTGTGACCACAAACTTTATGTGTCCACGAATATAAGTAGTGATCCGATAGTAAAACAATTTGTCTTTTATTTTTTATAGTATTATTTTGATTACGTATAAAGAGAACATATGGAAAAACAAATTATTGATAACTTAAAAAAATACGGTCCTGAATTTCAAATCAAATGTATATCAAGCATCCTCAGTGATAAGTCTTTCTTGGAAAGAGTTTGCGATATTATTGACCCAACCAGTTTCGAGTCGGATGCACACCAATGGATTGTAAAAACAACTGTGTCATACTTCTTACAGTATAAAGATATACCAACACTTAATGTATTTAAAGTACATGTAGACACCATTGAAACGGATGTCCTTAAAAAATCCGTTATCGACCAATTAAAATTGGTCTATCAAAAAATCAGTGAAAGTGACATTAAATTCGTCAAAGAACAATACCTCGAATTTTGTCGTAATCAGACAATGAAGGGTGCGATTCTATCCAGTGTGGATTTAATCCGTGGTGGTGAGTATGATAAAATTTCTCGAATTGTCCAAGACGCATTGAAGGCTGGTATGGAGAGAAATGTTGGTCATGATTATATGGTTGAAATTGAAACCCGTATGAGTGTCATGGCTAGAAATACACTGAAAACAAACTGGGCAGTCGTTGACAGTATTATGGACGGTGGATTGGCTGGTGGTGAGTTGGGAGTCATAACCGCATGTGCTGGCGCAGGTAAGAGTTGGGTTTTGGCACGTATCGGTGCGGAAGCAATGAAACAGGGTAAAAATGTTTTACACGTCACTTTGGAATTGAACGAAAATTATGTCGGTCTTCGATATGATAGTTGTTTTACTGGAATTGATTTCCAAAACATTCGTAACAATGTTTCGATTGTCAAGGACAAGATTTCAAAAGTTCCGGGTAAATTGATTATCAAATACTTTCCAATTAAAACCGTCAGTGCAACAACATTGAAAATGCACGCAGAACGAATTCAAATGTTGGGAACGAAGATTGATTTGATGATTGTCGATTATGCCGACATTCTACGACCATCCCAATCTGATAAGAATAGTAACAGTTATAGTGAGGCTGGGGGTATTTACGAAGAATTACGTGGTGTCGCGGGGGAATTACAAATTCCTATCTGGACTGCTTCACAAAGTAATCGTGCAGCTATGGAAGAGGATATTATTCAAGCAAATAACATTTCGGATAGTTATCGAAAAATTATGACCGCCGATTTCGTTATGAGCGTATCTCGTAAAGTGAATGATAAAGTAAGCAACACTGCACGTATGCACATTATCAAAAACCGATTCGGTCCAGATGGTTTGACTTTCCCAAGTCGAATGAATGCAAGTTGTGGTGACATTCAAATCTTCGACGAAAAATCGAGAGAAGGTATGTCTGCTATTCAGGAGATGAACGAAGGTGAAAATCTTGTAAAAAAGATGATTTCAAATAAATGGAAGTCGCACATGGGGGATGAGGAATAATCACCTATACGGTAAAATACAAAACGCATCAACTTTATTTAAAAAAAGTTTTATCAAAAATCAAATTAATAGATTAAAAGAAATAGTTATTTGACACTATGGAATCAAACAGTTTTATGACAGAAAATATTATTACGGAAAAATTTTTAGAAACATACAAAAACAAACAACCTAATTGGGGATTTAATGGACTTGGGTATATAGTCTATAAAAGAACATACGCACGATTAAAAGAAAATGGTGAGACGGAAGAGTGGCCAGAAACGATTGCCCGATGTATAAATGGAGCACAAAAAATTGGTGCTGATTATACCAAGGAAGAAGCTGAAAGACTTTTTCAATTGGTATTCGACTTGAAGTGTAATTTTGCTGGACGAATGCTTTGGCAATTAGGAACTTCCACCGTTGACAGATTCGGGGCAAACAGTTTACTCAACTGTTGGTATGTCAGTATGAACGAACCAAAGGCATTTACATTCTTATTTGAGAATTTGATGCTCGGAGGTGGAGTTGGTTATAGTATCCGACGTGAAGATGTTCACGAATTACCAAAAGTTAAACGTGGTGTTGTAGTAACACATAAAGCCACGAAAGATGCTGACTTTATCGTTCCAGATACACGGGAGGGTTGGGTAAAGTTACTTGAAAACATGTTGAATGCGTTCTACGTTAACGGTAAATCGTTTTCATATTCAACCATTCTAATTCGTGGTGCAGGTGAACCTATTCGTGGATTTGGTGGAAAAGCTAGTGGTCCAACCATTTTGGTTGAAGGTATGGGGAAAATAACCAAAATATTCCAAAACCGAGAAGGTAAGAAATTACGAAGTGTAGATGTTTTGGACGTATGTAACATCATTGGTAGTATCGTTGTAGCCGGTAACGTTAGACGTAGTGCGGAAATTGCATTGGGTGACCCGGACGACATTCTTTACATTCGTGCTAAAAATTGGAACACTGGAAACATTCCTAATTGGAGAGGTATGAGTAACAACACGATTTATGTGGATGATTACGCACATATCATGGAAGAAGTGTGGGATAATGGATATACAATCAACAAAGAAACAGGTCAAGCCAATGGTGAACCATATGGTTTGTTCAATCTACCGTTATCGCAGAACTATGGCCGTTTAAAAGACGGTTTAATGAAGAACAGTAGTTTATACCCAACGGACACGGATAACGTTGTAGGCACGAATCCATGTGGGGAAATCTCATTGGCAAGTTACGAGTGTTGTAACTTATCAGAACTATATTTGAACAATATCGAAAGTGAGGCTGAATTAGTGGATTGTGCTAAGTTATTATACAAAACACAAAAAGCGATTGCGGCGCTACCTTTCATTCACGACGAAACCAACAAAATCGTTCACAAGAACATGCGATTGGGATTGGGAGTCACGGGTATTTGTCAATCATTGGATAAAATTGGCTGGTTGGATACTGCGTATATTGCATTACGTAAATTTGATAAAGAATGGAGTAAGATAAAAGGTTGGTCTGAAAGTATCAAACTTACCACTATCAAACCAAGTGGAACGTTATCATTGCTTGGTGGAGCTACACCGGGAGTTCACCCAGCATATAGTAAGTATTATATGAGAACGGTTCGTATGTCTTCGACCGATAAATTGGTCAAAATGTGTAAAGATGCGGGGTATCCAGTCGAATTTCTATTGAATTTCGATAATAGTGAGAATCATGACACCGTGGTAGTCTATTTTCCATGTAAAACGCCGGATAATGCCATATTGGCGAAGGATATGAAAGTCCTCAAACAATTGGAAATGGTCAAAAAACTACAATATATCTGGAGTGATAACGCAGTAAGTGTAACGGCTTATTATAAACCAGAAGAATTGGACACCCTCAAGGTTTGGTTGAAAGACAACTATAAAGAACACATTAAGAGTGTCAGTTTCCTTTTACACAAAGACCATGGGTTCAAACAAGCACCGTATCAGGAAATCACCGAAGAGGAATACCTAAAAGCTAGTTCCAAAATCAAATTGAATATTTTCACCAATTTATCGGGGGGTGATGTATTGCAGGGAATTGAGTGTGAAGGTGGGGCATGTCCAATTAGATAATTCAACATATTCTACAAAAGAAGTCGGTGATTTTCACCGACTTCTTTTTTTTTATAATTAACAAAAATAATCCCATATTTATATACACCATGATTTCTATGATTGATATAGGCGATTTTAAACTAAATTTAGAAATATTCGTATTGATTTTAACCACCATCGGTGCATCCATAAAAGGACTTATGGTATTATACCGATATATGAAGGTTCATTATGATAATCTAATGAAAGTTCATGCTCAAATTAATACTATATTTAAGGAACTGACACCGAATGGTGGTGGGTCGTTGAAAGATAACGTTAATCAATTGACTATTGAATTGAAGAAGAATACCGATATGACCGAGGTTATCTATCATTCACAACATTGGTTATTAGACAATAGAGATGAACCGATATTTGAAAGTCAGTCCGATGGTAAGTGTACTTGGGTCAATAAACCATACATGAATTTACTCAGACGAGATATGAGTTATTTTATCAATCATGGGTGGAAAAGCGCTATTCATGATGATGATAGAGAACGTGTTGTGGAAAATTGGAATAGTGCAGTCAGAGATGGTCGATTATTTGAAGATACTTATAGAATGGTGGATTCGACGGGGAAAAGTATCAAAGTTGAGTGTACCGCAACTAAGATGGCTAAAGGTGGATATATAGGTAACATTAAAGTCCTATAACTACTTAAATCGGTGATAGTTGAAAATAATGTCAATAATTCGTATTTTAAGAGATATTTATACCCATGAAAGTAAAAGATTTTAAAGCATTAATTCAGCAGACAATTGCGGAGGTAGTTGGTGAAAAGAAACAATCTACACCATTAAATGAATCCACAATAGGTCAACTCAAATCACTCATCAAAGAGTCGTTGGAGGAAATCAAGATTGAAGATGCTAATTCATATATTGAAGATATGAAAAATCTATCTAAGTTTGTCAAGGAAAAGAATAAGACATACGCCATCAAAAAGACAAAAAAGGGAACTTTCGACCTTTGCAATTGTTTACCACACCACTTCGAGATTCGTCCAAAATATCAAGACAATTACGAAGTCATTTATTTTAAAGATGGTAGTGACCGTGAACGTAAAATGGGTTTGACGTATAAAGAGTTAAAAGATTTCGTTAAGGAAAAATTGGACGCAAAGGGAAACTATACTCAGAAAGCCTTTAATAAATCAGCCGAAAACTCTAAGGATCAAGTTAAGAAAGAAGCTGGATTACCAGAAACGAAACAAAATGACATTAAGAAGTTGACAGATACCAAGAATGAGAATAAAGATTACATCGAACAAGAAGTCAAGAAAGACGAAGACAAACCCAACCAACCATTGAAAGAGGTTGGTAAGTTTGACAAGTTGAGTGATAAACCTGTTGCCGGTGATAAAGTTAAATACACTTATCCAAAACAAGATAAGGCTGATAAAAAACACATTGTTAAGGGTGGTAAAGGACGTGAGTTGAAGTTGTCTGTTACCAAAATTAAGAAGAAATAACCCCACCAGAGATAGCATCTTTGGTCCGACGCCCCAACTTAACCGTTGGGGCGTCTCTTTTTTGAGGTTGACAATATAAAAACCTCATTTATAGTCAGTAAAGATATGGATTCTACTGACATTAAAAGTTTTTTAAAAAATTGTAATACGTTTAAACCAAACACTTTAGTCATTGATGACTTGAAGTGGAAATATTTGGTTCGTAGTGTGGTCCGGGGCAAGAACGTATTGATAGTTGGTCCAACTGGCTGTGGCAAAACACTGTGTGCGCAAACCGTCGCCAAGGCTTTGGGTAAGGAAGATAAGTTTTTCTACATCAATTTGGGAAGTACACAGGATGCACGTAGTAGTTTGATTGGTAACACCCATTTTGAGAAAGCCACGGGAACCATTTTCGAGGAATCCACATTTGTTCGTGCTCTAAGAACGGAGGGGGCTATCATTCTTCTTGACGAAATTAGTCGTGCTCACCCCGATGCGTGGAATATCTTGATGACCGTATTGGATGACCTCCAACGGTATTTGCGGTTGGATGAAAAGAAAGATAGTGAAGTTATCCACGTTGCGAAGGGTGTGACTTTCATCGCAACTGCTAACATTGGTAATGAATATACCGCAACACGGATTATGGACAGAGCTTTGCTGAATCGGTTTTCTGTCAAAATTGAAATGAATCCCCTCAACAAAGACGAAGAATACAATCTGTTGACTACGAAATACAATATTACGAATGAACACATTCTTGAAAATTTGAAATATGTTGTGGAGATTGCAGAACACACTCGTATTACAGTAAAACAAGACGACGCAAAACTTACCAACTTTTTATCAACTCGTTCGGTTGTTGAAATGGCGGAACTTTTGATAGATGGATTTAATTTGGCGGAAATTGCGGAGAATGCAATTTATCCTGACTTTGATTCGGAAGGTGGGGTAAATAGCGAACGAACATATATGAAACAGTTAATACAGAAATATGTTGGTAGTCCGACCATTACAAACAACTCACCTTTTAAAAAGAACAATAAAGTAAATCCAACGGTACAAACAAATAATATTAATGCACCCATTTCTCAATCTGTTCCCGGTGCGGGTGGACAACCTCCATTCTAACACATGGATAAAATCATACATTCGGATTTTTGGTTGGATGATGTAAACATTTCAAATGTCGATGAATCATACACCAGCTTCGATATAGATTTGATAAAGATGGCTACTGCAAAAAAAGCGGTATCAAACTTTGTCAGAATTCTAACCAATAAACCCATTCCAGTTTTATTCAACACTCAAGGTGCGAATATGACTGATGGTGAAACGGTATATTTATCATCCAAGATTAAAGAGAAGAAAGACTTCGATGTAACCGTTGGTTTGGCTCTACATGAAGGAGCCCATATCGTATTGAGTGATTTCAATTTGATAAAAACTTTATGGCAAAGAACTCCTCGAATTTTATTCACCCTTGGTGATGAAAAGGGAATGTGTAAAAACGAAGTCATTGATTTGGCCAAAACGACTCTTAACTATATTGAGGATAGATTCATTGACCAATATATTTTTACCACTGCACCGGGATATAAAGGATACTACATCTCATTATATGAGAGATATTTCAACAGTCCATTGACCACGTTGGTATTGCAGTCTCAAGCGTATCGGATTCCAACCGTGGATGCGTATTTGTTTCGGATGATTAATTTCACCAACGACGGAACAGATTTAACCGCATTGCCAGAGTTAGAGACAATTTTCAATTTAATCAACTACGATGATATTTTAAGACTGGATACTCCACTTAAAAGGTATGAGTTGAGTTTCGAGGTCACGGAGTTAATTCTACGGAATATTCAGGATGTTAACACACCACCTCCATCATCGGGTAAAAAGCCGGGAAATTCCCCCGGAAATAAACCATCTTCATCCACGACGGGTGGTGACTCGTCAAGTGACGAAGAACCTGAAAATGACGATTCTGATGAAGGGAAACCTGAGTCTGGTAACCCGGATGATTTCAATGAACCAAAAAAATCTGAAACAGATTCTAAACCAGATTCGTCGGATAAACCCGAAAATACCGAATCATCAAAAAATGAATTGGATGATGTCTTGGGTGGTTCACAAGTAGATACGAAGGTAGATAATGATGATGAGTCACACCGAATGGGTGACACATCTGAATTTACCGATGTCAGAGTAAAAAAGATTGAAAAATTACTTGAGACGCAAAAAACTTTCATTAATGGAGATGTCCAAAAGAAGTCACTCACGGATATTGAATCCAACTTAATTCGAAATATCGAACAGAGTGGTATGGTCTTGATAAGAGTGGGTCAAAACTCATCTTTTTCAAAAACCGGGGTAGATTGTATCGTGGTCAATAATCTGACAAATGAGTTGTTGGAGAGTGTTGATTTTCCATTAAGGGCCTATTGTGAAAATCCTCTCTTGGAAGAGGCTGTCACAAACGGCATAATCATGGGTAAACTACTCGGCAAACGATTGCAGATTAGAAATGATGTGAATGTAGTCAAATTCATGAGAAAGGCCGTGGGCAAGATTGATAAGAGAACCATTGCTGAATTGGGATTCGATAATGAAAAGGTGTTCTACACCAATCAAGTTGACCAATATAACAATTCCTTCTTACATATCAGTGTGGATGCAAGTTCATCTATGGGTGGTCAAAAGTGGTTCAAGACCATGACTATGTTGGTTGCCCTATGTAAAGCCGGGTCTATGATTAACAATTTGAGGATAAGTGTCAGTTTTAGAACAACTATTTCATCAAACACAAATGGTCAAACTCCTTACATTGTAATGGCTTACGACTCTTCTAAAGACAAATTTAAGAAGGTTCAGGAGTTTTTCAAGAGAATTATGCCTTCTAATATCACCCCGGAAGGATTAACGTTTGAGGCTATTGTCGATAATCTCCCGAATAAAAAGACGGATGAAAACTTCTATTTTTTGAATTTATCAGACGGGGAACCATATTTTACAGGTCAAGCTGGTGGAAAACAAATTACCTATGTTGGTGAACCGGCGGCAGAACACACCAAGGAACAAGTTCGGAAAATTCGTAACAAGGGATATAAGGTCATATCGTATTTCATTGATGGTGAGGGGTCTACGAGTCGTGAGTGTGCGACTTTGTTTAAAACCATGTATGGTCGTGATGCATCTTTCATCAATGTTGGTAATGTAGCAGAAATAGCCAAAACGATGAATGCTCTCTTTCTACAAAAAAACAATTTTGATTAAATAAAAATCGGTTGACTAAGTTTAAAGTCATGATATATTCTAAATCGAAAGGTATCATAAATATGATTACAAATAAAACTAATAGAAAAAATAAAACCAAACTAACGATTAACTGGCCAACCTCACACTTCACGTTTGAAAAGTTGTGGGAGGGAAACAAGGATTTCGTGGAAATCACCCTACGTGTCCGTCTCAAGAATTCCGCTGAAAAGGGTCAAGTCGTCGAGTTGGGTACAAAGAATCTTGGAAAGGGGCGACCACAATCGGTTTATGCTGTTGCTCCAGTTTCTCAAGAAATCATGGAATCGGCCAAGGCTTTCGGAGTTATGTTTCACGAATCTCTCACTGTCAAAGTGGTAGATGTGAAAGAAAACACAACTCCCGCTGAAAAGATTGAGTCGGTCAACCAAACCGTCTAAAGTATAAAGTAGTTCACAGAGGCCCTACTTTATAGTGGGGCCTCTCTTACTTTTCAGAGTGACTTTATCCCCAATTATCCGATAATGACAAATAGTAGCTTCTTTTAATTTCTCCACAATTTTATAAATTGATAATCGATTTCCATACTCAATCGGTATATCAAACTGCGAATCATATAGAACATGAGTGTTTGGATTGATTTCTATATGATGAAATACCTTTTCTTTTATATTGATTTTTTTGAATTCCATAGTATTATGTCTTTCATATAAGTATGAATTTACAACACGATTTTTTCGACATGCCCATTTTTGATTACGATGGGGAGAAGAAAAAGTTCATTGACAACATGAATTTGTTAAAAAGCATGACCGTCGAGGAACAAACCTTCTATAAAAAATGGTATGAAATCCAAAATTACCAGAGTTTCATTGCCACATCTTCTAACATCAAGGCCAAAATCTGGACTCCAACGGATATTAATGACGAGAAACTAACCATTTCTGAAATCGAATCCATGAATCCCACTATTGAATTGGTGGAATCTTCTGTGGATGAATTAGATTGGTTAATGTTGCGAGTTTTTTGTCACACCATGGAATTCAGTCAAACCCCCGGACGTTTTTTGAAGTTTATCGTTCATGATGGAAATTTGGAAAATAAGAGATATTTGGGTGGTGTATCAGTATCCAGTGACGTTATTGCAATCACCGATAGAGATAAATATCTTGGTTGGACTGCGGAGACGAAGTTGAAAAACAACAAACGAATCAACAACAACGCAATTGGTAGTTGCATTATGTCAACACAACCATTCGGATATAATTTTTTAGGTGGTAAACTTTCCGCGTGTTTAGTCACTACATCCGTGATTAGAGACGTTTGGAAGAAGGCATACAATAATACGTTGGTGGGTATGACCACGACGAGTTTGTATGGTAGCTACAGTATGTATAACAGTCTCAAATGGTGGCACAAATGCGGTAGTAGTGCGGGTAAGATTCCAATTAAACCCGACGATAGATTTTATGACATTTGGCATCACTGGTTGCAAGAGAATAAAAAGTTGGAATATGAAAAGATGATGACCCAAAAAGAGGGAGTATCAGGACCAGTCACGGGTGCAAAACAAAGAACCATCGGAATGATTTTCAGTCAATTGGGACTTCGTGGTTCGGAATATGTTCATGGGTATGAACGTGGAGTTTATTATGCACCATTCTATGAAAACACAAAGGAGTTTTTACAAGACAAAGTAACCGAAGAAGAATTACGTATGAAACCGTTATATGCGGGTGATAAAGACGTTATTCTCAATTGGTGGAAACCAAAAGCAGTCGATAGATACAAGAGATTGAAATCCGAAGGAAAATTAAAAGGTGGAATTCTCTATTACAATTCTATGATTGGTATGGATTATGCTGATGCAAAGGAGGAATATTTTGATGAAGTTGGACGTTAAAGAATTGTTGAAGATAAAGGATTCGGGTGATAATATCACGCTATATACCAATGCTGGATTACCGTTATTGACATCATATAATCGAGTTGTGTTTGGTGGTCGTGGACCATATGTGGAAGTTTACGATACCAAAATTAAGAACAAAAACATCCATGTTCCGGTGGAACAAATATACAGATTGACTGATTTACGAGTATATTATGTAGAATTCCTAAGTAATGATTTGTCGAATGTTAAGGTTTATTATCAGTTGAAAACAGTTGCGTATGCGGATTACAAAATTGGATTGTTTTACATATCTCCATTCGATTTGTATTTTGAGGACAAATCCTCAATCGTGAGAGTTGATAAAATCAACGAACGGAGTGTTGACTTTTTTGAATGATGTGTTATAAAAAGGTAGATGAATAATAAAAAGAAAAGTCTCTGTTGCATATCAAATATCCTTCAATCACAAGGACATAAATCCGCAACTATGACGAAATCTCGTTTTTTGAGTTTGGATAGACCAACCGCATTACAGTTAGTTGGTGAACGGACACTAAACAATGTCAATGTCACTCATAAACTGTTGACTTACTGCATCGAAAATGGTTGGAACCTTCGTATTAGTAGTGATGTCATTCCATTGGCCACATTACCAGATGCCAAATTTTCGATTAATGATTTACCACATAAAGATTTGATTCGACACTCCTTTACTGAGTGTGTAAAAATAATCAAATCTGGTAAAATTCGGTGTTCCACACACCCTGACCAATACGTTGTACCCGCATCACTCAATCCCGATGTTGTCAAAAAATCCATTATTGAGTTGAATTATCATGGATACATTATGGATATGTTTGGGTTACCTCAGTCTTATCAATCTCCCATCAACATTCACATGAATTCGTTCAAGGGTAGCACACTCAAAGATACGACAAAACGTTTTGTTGACGCATTCAATTTGTTAAATGATAATGTTAAATCACGACTTGTGTTGGAAAATGAAGACAAGCCGAATAGTTGGAATGTTAAACAGTTGTATGACCACATCCATCAAGAATTGGGAATACCGATTACTTACGACAATCTTCACCACCGATGCAATCCTGGCGACTTATCTAGTGTTGAGGCTTTTAACTTAGCCAAATCTACGTGGAAAAATCACGTCCCACTGTTTCATTTTAGTGACACCGATGCATCGTTAAAAAATCCACGGGCACATGCGGATTATGTTCAATCAATCCCTGTGGAGTATGACAATGACGAACGTATTGATTTGGAGTTTGAATTCAAATCCAAAGATTTGGCTATCAAAGATTTTGAGTTACGGTATGAGAAAGTGTCCCCATGAAATATGTGATTTTCAACTATGATATAAAAACTAATTGATGAAAATTCCATTTGACAATTGATTATTGTCGATGTATTGTCAGTTAAATTAATAGTTCATTGAACATCGTGTTCGATGGCTAAATTTATAAAACATATGACAATACAAAAAAATTATAGAAAACGTGTAGCCGTTGGTGCAACCTTCGGTAAGTTTAGTGCTTCCATTACCCAATCTTTCCGTAAGGCAAAGAGAGGTAGTAGACTCACTCTCCAAACGCCAGCTGGAAGCATTAAGTTGAATGGTCATCAAATCAATACGCTTCGTAAGGTTCTTGATACCGCTGCTAAGTTGGCCTCCAAGTAACATGATTGCAGATGAAAATACCTATAATAGCTAGTCTATCGGTAACTTTCATTTGTATTTTGTTTCCAATCATAACACCGCTATTCCTCGGATTAGCGGTATTTTTGTTTCTAACAAATCGAATGTTTACCAATCAAAATTTCATCGTACAAGATGAAAATAATGAATCCTTTAAAAAGGATATTAATACTATACGAACCAATCAAAATACATTACTATCAGAGATACAGAAAGTAAGTAGGTTTATTTATGGCAAGAACAAAGAAAATTCAAGACAAGTCGGAAAAACCAAAATCTAAAACTCTATTTGATCACGTAAATCAAATTAGAAATGTAAAAAATCCAAACTATTTTGATGAATTATCTAACGAGGATAAGAAATCATTCAATCATTTTATGATTTGTCGATTTTTAAGTATGGATGTGAATTGTATTTATGAAATATCCTATTTGTCTAAAATATTTGATAAGATGGATAGTAATTCGTTTTATAAAGTGGCGTGTGCATTAACATCACCAGTCAAATACACTCCTTACGTAAAAAGTAAATATAAGAAACTGAACAAGACACTAATACAACATGTCAGTAATAAGTATGTGGTGAGTAAATCGGATGCATCGGATTATTGTGAAATTTTGATGAAAGATGATGGGGGAATTAATCATTTATATGAAATTTGTCAAGGATATGGCATGACCGATAAAGAAATTGAAAGTATAATGAGTAGAGGAAATGAAGATGAAAAATAAAAGATATATAGGAATTGGTGGTGTTGCAAGAGTCGGTAAAAATCTATTTTACGATATTGCAAACGACATTTTGAAAAAAGAATACAATTTGACAAGTAAAGCTCACGCACTCGCATATTACTTGAAAAGAGATTGTGAAGAATTCGTCAAGGAAAAATTAGGATTGTCAGTATGGTCTGAAAACACGGCTGATAAAGACATATTTAGACCACTATTGGTTTGGTATGGTGGAGTTAAACGTAAACAGACCAATGGAAGATATTGGGTAGAAATGTTGCAGAAAGATTTGGAGAAGTCTGATGCGGAAATCAATTTCATCACAGACATCCGTTATGTCATGTATGATAAAGATGAGGTATTTTGGTTGCGTAATGAATTGAATGGTAAATTGGTTCATATCACCAAATTCACCATGGTTGATGAAACTATCAACAAATTTGATAAACCAAATATCGTCAAGAAATACGTTGAACCTGCAAATGAACACGAATTGGTAAATGACCCAATTTTGAAAAAGTGGAGTGATGTAAGTATCGAATGGCAAGATATTGGCTCCGGTGGTAAGAAGTCCTATAATGAATTGATAAATGACCCATATTTAAGAGAAGTTGTCGGTGAAGTATTGAAGACACTTTTTAAATGAACAACTTATATCCAAGTCAATTCTTTCAAGAAGAATCACCGAAGAGTCACATAGTTTTACGATTGTGTGACTCTCCGGTTGATAATAAGTTATTTCGTGACACCATTGATACATACCACTCCTACGTCAAATACAAAGATTCTCCAACAAGACGAATCCGGTATTTGGTGTTTGAAGGAAAGAGTGGAAATCACGTTGGAGCTGTCGGAATAAGTAGTGCTACACTTGCGGTTGCTGGTCGGGATAAGTTCATCGGATGGGATAATAAATTGAAGATGAAACACCTGAATAAACTCGCAAACAACAATAGATTCTGTCTGATACGAGATAATTTCACTATAAAGAACGTGGCCAGTTCTACATTAAAACAATTACGTATAATTGGTGCAAAAGATTGGAAATCACGATATGGTGATGATTTGATACTTTTGGAAACGTTTGTCCAACCAGAAAGAGATGGGGAGTATAACGGTCAAATTCTTCGTAATGGAAGTTGTTACCGAGCGGACAATTGGATTGACGTAGGACTTACATCTGGTGCGAGTATTAGAAAGTCTCCAATGTTGTTGTGGGCAAAGGAAAATAGTGAACGGGGAAGATTAGCCAGAGAAGATAAGGTTGAGTGTTTAAAACAATATGGTGGATATTTGGGTGACCACAACAGTAGCGGATATAAAATTACGGAAACGAAGAAAAAAATTGTCTTTATCAAACCTTTAGTCCATAATTGGAAACTGATATTGAATAGTTATGAGTGATTTTTTTGAATACAATAAGCCCGACTTGGAATGTAAATATAAGATTTTGGTATGGCCAAACATTACATATTCCGAAGATTTGGAGAAGGATTCTTTTGTCGTGGTGTTGACCAACGTAATTCGGGAAGTGAATAAACTTGTCCCCGGTGTATTCTGGACCATAGTTACTCCACACGAAGTAAATAGTCTTAAATTCGATAATACCGAACAGTTAATATACGACATTCCAACGTATCCGAATGCTATGCGTATTCACTTTGATTTCAAAAAAGTGTTGGAATTGGTAAATTGTCGTAAAACGGATTATGACATTGTTTATAGTCATTTACCCGAACATACATTACAATTATCCAATCTATTTGTAAATCAAACCAATCTTCGTCCTAAATTCATTGGTTACTGTCACTGGTATGAAGTTGGAGAAAATACGTCGTATGTTAAAAATGTATTTTTGAATAACATTGCGGGAACTCTCGAAATGGAAGAGTGTGGTGTCAACTCCGAATGGTTGAAGAAATTGATTTTGGAGAAGGCGTCTGAATATTATTCCAAACAGGTTATCGAAAAGTTGGATAAAATTATCAAACCACATTATCTCGGTGTGGATATGGACACAGTTCCAAATCGAGAAATTATCACCAATAGTATTCTATTCAACCACCGTCCCAATGAATATACAGGTTGGAATGACTTTCTTAAATCCATGGACAAGTTATATGCAAAACGACAGGATTTCACAGTCTATGTTACATTGGGTGAACAAGAACGTCCTTACATTAAGAAGGTAAATCTAAATCGTAAGGATTATAGTGAATTTCTAAAACAGATGTATGTCGGTGTCGGATTCTTTAAAAATTATAGTGCGTGGTCATTATCTGTAACGGATGGATTAAGTCGTGGAGTTCCGTATCTATTACCAAATAAATTTTGTTATCCAGAAATGGTTGGTAAAGATTATCCACTATTTTTTGAAAACGAAAACGACTTTCTTACTAAATTAGAGTCGGTGTTGGATGATACAAATTTCAGACAGAAACACGTTGATACATTGAATACGATTAGTCAAAATTTAATGTGGCAGAAATCTATTGGAAAGTGGTTCAATGGTTGGGATATATTCCAATTCAAGAGTTTTAAAACTCCTACACCAAAAGCAATTGATATTTACAACTTCATCAAAAAAAATAATTATGTTTCCAAAGAAACATTGATGGATTATTTGGGTTGGAGTGTTGGTGGATTCTCAATCACACCATATCGTAATTACCTCCGAAATCAGCCAGATATTGTGTTGTTAAAAGATGGTTATTTGTATAAGAAATGAAGAGTTAATATTTTCTAATGTTTTCTAATGTTTGTCCATACTTATCTACAAATGGCTGATAATAGCAAAGATAAAACCTCCATTCAAGTTTCAACTGTGGTCCGTGACCTAGTGAAAGAATTTTGTGAGGATAATGGTTATAAGATGAATAAATTCGTCGAAAAGGCGATTTTACAAGCCGTCTCCGGTAGTTACAAAATAAAAACATATGAAAATGACTAAACAACAAGCTGAAATGAAGGTCTATGAATTGACTGAAAAATTAATCCAAGTTAAATTGGATCAAAAAGATGTCAATGCAGGTTATAAAGAACGTATCAAAGATTTAGAATCGGAGATTAAAGCAACCATTGAAGATTTCAATTCTAATGCCACGGTAGCTGCAAATCCATAATATAAGGAGTGAATATGGATAAAAATAACGAGAAACCAACAGTTCTCTTAATGTCCGATGATTTGCGGATGTTTAGTGGGATAGCGTGTCAAAGTCGAGAACTCGTTTTGAGCACCATTCATCACTATAATTGGGTACAAATTGCAGGAGCGATAAAACATCCAGAAGCCGGTCGTGTTGTTGATATGAATCAAGCGGCAAAAGAATATGCAAAGGTAGATGATGCATATTTGAGATTATATCCCGTCGATGGTTATGGTAACGAGGATATACTAACGTCGGTCATGGCAATGGAGAAACCAGATGCAATCCTCCATTTCACAGACCCTAGATTTTGGGGATGGTTGTATCAAATTGAAAGAACAATTAGACAAAAAATTCCACTTACATATCTCAATATTTGGGATGATATTCCATATCCTATGTGGAATAGACCATTTTATGAGAGCTGTGATGGACTGTTTAGTATTTCTAAACAGACCATGAATATCAACAAGTGGGTTTTGGGACCGGAAAATTGTTGTTCAATTGAAGGTGATTATGATAAGTTTGGTAAAGTAATTAAAGGAGTCAATTAATATGTCAGTAAAAGGAAAACATCTATTACATTACGTTCCACATGGTATAAATTACGACGTTTTTAAACCATTGGATAAATCTGATGATAATGTAGTCAAATTTAAAAAAACCATTTTTGGTGAAAAAAATTACAAATTTGTATTTTTCTACAATAGTCGTAACATAAATCGTAAGAGAACAGCCAATATAATGTTGGCTTATCGAACGTTCTGTGAAAATCTTCCAAAAGACAAGGCGGATGAATGTATTTTAATTCTACATACCGAGAAGGTGTTGGATGCGGGAACCGATTTAGGAGCCATTCAAGAAGCCTTTTTGAAGGGATATAATACATTGGTTTTAGAACACCGTTATAGTCCAGAAGATATGAACGTATTATACAATATCGCAGATGTAACAGTCAATATCAGTTCTAATGAAGGATTCGGTTTGAGTGTGGCTGAGTCTATTGTTGCTGGAACACCGGTTATTGTCAACGTAACTGGTGGTTTACAGGACCAAATTGGGCAAATTGATGATAATGGTAACCCCGTTGAATTTGATTTAGATTTTGGTTCCAATAACGTTCGTCGATATAGTCGTCATGGTGTCTGGGCAAAGCCAGTATGGCCATCCGCTAGGGTTGTTCAAGGTTCGCCACCAACACCGTATATCTTCGATGATTTATGTAAGTGGGAAGATGTCGCAGACGCTATGATGTATTGGTATTTGATTGATAACGAAACCCGTGAGAAATTCGGTGCAGAAGGACGTCGTTGGGCGTTGAATGAGGGTGGATTGAACCACAAGAATTTGGCTGCACAATTTATCAAAGCGATGGATTTCACCATTGCGAATTTCATACCAGAAAAACCATTTAGTTTACATACACCCGATGAACATGTTGGTCACAATATGCCAAATGGTTGTTTGGGATTTGAAATTCCTAAAATCGACATTGACAAAGTAAAACAGGAAATATCAGAAATGACAAAAACTTAAACACATATGATTTGTGAAAAACGCATAAAAGTTCTAATGGGAACCAAAGATGAACTCTTGAGACACTTCACAAAAAAAACTGAACATTCACGAAAATTGGTAATTCCAAATGCCGTGTCTAAAAAGTTTTTGACGAAAGATGGTTTCAAAAAACAGTTGGATAATATCGAGAGTCATTTTGGGGTTATTTTCTACATGCAGTATGTAGATAAGAAAAAATCAACCAAGAAGACCACCAAAAAAACGGTGAAGGTGGATATAAAAGAATTACAGTTGATTAAAGAATATATTCAAATCTTGGATAAGAAGATGAAGAATGTAAAAGAACTTGAATAAGTCTATTATTGGTATAATTTGTCAAATATGAAATTAAAGAGATTACATGAATTAGCGATGGTGCCGACTAAAGGAACCGAGGGAGCAGCCGGTTATGATTTCTACTCACTTGAGGATTACGAACTGAAACCTTTAGAACGTAAGTTGTTCAAAACTGGTTGGGCCATGGCTATTCCCGTTGGAAAATATGGACGTATTGCTCCTAGAAGTGGATTAGCATTCAAATATGGTGTAGATGTTCTGGCGGGAGTTATTGATTCCGACTATCGTAATGAGGTTGGTGTAATTTTGATAAATTTGGGTGAAAGTTCATACACCGTTAAAGTCGGTGATAGAATTTCGCAAATCATATTTGAAAGTTATGATAATTACACTTTTGAGGAAGTGGATGATTTAACTGAAACCAATCGGTCTGGTGGTTTTGGAAGCACCGATAAGCCAGTCATCAATGTTCCAGACAATTTAGTTAAATTATATGAGCAACAACCAATAGTTGTTATTTATAAAAAGTATATCGACGTTGTTAGAGAAAGAGAAAAAAATTGAAGAAAATATGTAGACAGTGCAATTCTATATTTAATGTCCAACTAAATAGGGTAAAAGTTGGTAAAGGAATTTACTGTTCTAGGCAATGTGCAGATTTGGGTAAAATATTGACTAGAGATAGAATATCGTTCTCATGTCATAATTGTGGAAATATATCAGAAACTATTAAAAGTCGGGTTAATATTAAAAAGTTTTGTAATAACAATTGTCGATTATCTTTTTTAAAAAAAAGAAAAGAGAGTGGGTTAAAAATAAAACAATGTCAATCATGTGGATTAGAATATTCTACAACAAACTCAATACAGAAATTTTGTAATGTAAAATGTAAACGGGTTGGGTGTAAAAAACGTGTCAAAGATTTTACTAAACGGGTTGATGTGATATGTCTATGGTGTAATGAAACGTTTAATATAGTTCAATCAAAAATAAAATATGGATATGGTAAATATTGTTCAAAAAAATGTTATAATGATAACATGGCGTATGATATATCTATGGGAATAAATATTCCCTACACCACGTCGTCACATAAAGGTTACTATTTTTCCAAAATTAATGGGGAGAGTAATTATTATGATAGTTCATATGAACTTATTAGGATGAAACAGTTGGATGGTTTGGGATTATATTGGACCAAAAAACATGGAATTAGAATAGAATATATTGACTATTTTGGAAAACGGAGGAAGTATATACCAGATTTTCTAATAAACGATTGTATAGTTGAGGAAGTAAAGCCTGAAAAACTATTAAAATGTGAAAAGTTTTACATCCCTTTAAAAATAAATGCTGGAATCGAATATTGTAAACGGAAAAACCTAACTTATAGAATTATTACAGAAAAAGATTTAAATTTATGAATAAACCAATATGTGTATTACAATCTCCTTTATTTACTAGGAGTGGATATGGGGAGTGGAGTATGGCAATAGCGAAATCTCTTTTGAGGTATGGGCTATTCGACTTAAAAATAGTCCCAACGAGATGGGGTGGGTGTCCATCTAAAAATTCACTTGAAGAATTGAATGATGAAGCTGAACGACAGTTATTCAATAGAATTTTAAGAGAACCATTGAATAAACAAGCGGAGGTTTTCATTCAAATGACCATTCCAAGCGAATTTCAAGCACCAGCGAAATTCAACATTGGTATGACCGCAGGTATTGAAACAACCATTCCAGCGGGTGAGTGGATGGAGGGTTTGAATAAAATGCATGTCAACTTCGTCTTATCCAAATTCAATAAAGATGTTTTTGAAAAAGTGTCGTTTACAAAACAACACCCAAATGGACAAAAAGAAGAAGTCAAGTTGACTAAACCGATGGAAGTTGTCAATTGGGGCGCAAATACAACTGTGTATAAAAAGACGGATGAAAAAGAATCTTCCATAGATGAAGTATTATCAACAATTCCAGAGGAATTTTGTTTTCTATTCGTCGGACAATGGACACATTCAAATGGACTGTATAGTGATAGAAAAGACATCGGAATGTTAATAAAGACATTCTGTGAAGCATTTAAGGGTGAGAAGAATCGTCCGGCGTTGATACTCAAAACTAGTGGTGTCTCTTTTTCTAAGGTAGATAAGGCTGAGTGTTTGAATCGTATCAACGCAATTAGAAATGAGGTTGGTGGAACTGATATGCCAAATGTATATCTTCTACACGGTGAGTTGTCAGATAAAGAATTAAACGCATTGTTGAATCATGACAAGGTAAAGACTCATATCAGTTTCACACATGGAGAGGGATATGGACACCCATTATTGTTGGCGAGTTTGAGTGGAAAACCGGTTATGGCCTCCAATTGGAGTGGTCATTTAGATTTTTTAGATGAATCTATGGCAAATTTATTACCCGGAGATGTAAAACAAATTGCACCAGAATCCGCAAATCAATGGTTGATAAAAGAATCTAGTTGGTTTTTTGTAAACTATGAAAAGGCAAAACAAAAAATGCGTGGGGTGATTGAGAATTATGATAAGTTGTTAGTCAAGGCTGAAAAATTGAGAGTGCATAATGCAGAGAAGTTCAACGAGTCAACCATTGATAAACAATTCCACGCAATGTTGGACAAATATGTTCCAGAGTTTCCAACAGAACAAAAGATTGTATTACCATCCCTGAAAAGGTTGAATCTTCCAAAATTAAATAAGATTGATGATAAATAATCCAGTTTTTGTTCAATTAGTTAATAGTTATGAATATGTCGTCATATTATGTATATCATTTAATTGATCCAAGAAATTCATTACCTTTTTATGTTGGGAAAGGTATAGGTAATAGGATGTATTCACATGTGGAGTTTGTTAAAAACAATAAAATACCACATAACAATATATTATTATTTAATAAAATCAAAAAAGTATTGAATGGTGGATTGAATGTTATATACGATAAAGTGGTGGAGGGAATTTCAGAAGAATCGGCTCTAAAATTAGAAATGTCTGAGATTTCAAAATATGGTCGAAAAATGGACGGTGGTATATTATGTAATTTAACTTTAGGTGGAGAAGGTATCTCTGGATATAAACATACCGATTTAAGCAAAACAAAAATGTCCCAATCATCACTGGAATCGGATAGATTAAAAACATCTATCGAGAATTTACAAAGGGCAACAATGTTAAACACAGGTAAAAGAAAATTAAAACCACAGTCTGATATTATATATAGATTGTATAAAACCCATTCTACAACAGAAATTTGTGATATATTGAATTGTGATTTAGGACTTTTAATAAGATTTTTGAAAGAGAATGGGTGGTATGTACGACATAAAAATAGAAAAAAGGTTTCTAAAGAAATATGTAAAAATAGATCTGAAATAACGAAGAAAATACAAAGAATGAAATTAAAACCTATCCTTCAATTTTCGAAAGATGGAAAATTTATAAAAAAACATGAGAATGCACCGGTTGCGTGTGAATTTATAAAAAAACCAAAACAAACCGGGGAAATTTATTCTGTATGTAGGGGTACCCGAAAATCCGCGTTTGGATTCATATGGAGATATGAATAATATGAGTAAACCTTTTATCAGTTATTTAGTGACGTGTAAAAACGAAGGAAAACAACTCCAACCGTTATTGGATTTGTTATTTATTGATAGTCTGAATGCTGAATGTGTTATATTAGATGATTATAGTGATGATGTGGAGACATTGAATATTCTGGATACTGTATCCAAAATTCCATTTTACAGAGTTGAAAAACATCACCTGAATAAAAACTACGGCGAACATAAAAACTACGGTAAATCCCTATGTCGTGGAAAATACATTTTTCAAATTGATGCGGATGAAATTCCAAGTGAAACGCTTTTAGCCAATTTACGAGATATATTGAACCTTAATCCAGAGGTTGAATTGTTTTGGGTTTCACGTATAAACGACTTCGTTGGTGTAAATGATGAGTATGCACGTAAATGGGGCTGGAGATTAACAGACTATAATGGTAAACGTATAGTCAATTGGCCAGACCCACAAACCAGAATTTTCAAGAATTTACCGGAAATTCGTTGGGAGAAAAGATTACATGAACGTGTCGTTGGTGCCAAAGTTATTTCCCAACTACCGTTTGATTATGATTTGTCTCTAATTCATAACAAAACGATGGCAAAACAAGAAGAATCGAATAATAGATATATGAGAGATTTTAGTGTCTCGGAAAATAGAGGCGGTTAATATGATTTTTATAACAACGTTAACAAGAGATATTTATGAAATTTGTGGTCGGGAGATGATTGAGTCATTCATTGATACGCAAAAAAACAAACCTCATAAACTCTACGTTTTTTTCGAAAATCAAGAAGATTTATACACCGAGTATTATCCAGACTGGTTAAGTAAATATGTCACAAATCCCCAAATTGTGATTGTAAATCTCATGACGTATGAATATCGTGACATCCGAATTATACCATTCGTTGACTCGGTGTTATCCGGTAAAATTCAATTCACGGATGAATATTCGAGTCCTCGAAGTGTCAAGTGGTTTAGGCCAGTTGCTGCAATTAAATACGCATCGGAGTTGATTGGTGAGAATTTCTGTTCAATTGATTCCGACTGTCTCTTCACTCAAGAGATTGATGATTCTTTTTTCAACACCATGTTATCTGATTATCACATTGCTTTCTTAGGTCGTGAAAATTTCAAAATAATGAGACACGGTGGGTATGTTAATGGACAATATGTGTGTACAAACACCGTCCCATCGACGGATAAAGATACCCACACTGAAACGGGATTTATAGCCTTTAATGTAAAATTACCGGGAACGTTAGACTTCATTCAGGCAAATTTTCAATTTTGGTTAAATGGTGACATTTTAAAGTTGAAATACAAAACAGACTGTCATACATTTGATGCGGTTAGAAAAGGTATGAAGTTGAATTATAATAACCTATGTGAACCATTGGGTGAATTATCTCCTGTTGGGAGTAAGGTAATTGAATCAACGATTGTTGGTCAGTTTATGATTCATAATAAAGGAACCATTGGACCAATTCTATACCGTAAGAACGCATTTAATTTATGATACCCACTTCCATTCCACATTTATACAAAGAAGACAAGGTTTGGGCAAAGAATGCAATAAACGAGGGGTTTATCGCTAACGGACCAGAGATTGTGTTGTTTGAGAAGGAAATGGCCTTCTACTGCAATCGTAAGTATGCTGTCACATGTAGTAACGGCACGGTGGCCCTATACTTGGCTATAAAGGCCTTGAATCTCCCCAAGGGGTCAGAAGTCATACTTCCAACCCTGACGATTGTATCGTGTTTAACGGCAATTACGGAAAATGGACTAATCCCGGTATTCTGTGACTCGGATAAGATAACGTGGAATGTATCGTTTGAATCGGTGAGAACGAAAATAACCAACAACACATCCGCAATACTTTTGGTGGATATGTATGGGTTGGTATTGAATGTAAATGAGGTAAGTAAGTTAAAACGTGATTACCCCCATATCAAGATAATTGAGGATGCGTCGGAGGCTCATGGGGCTGAATTTAACGGAACCAGAGCCGGTTCGATTGGTGATATTAGCACATTTTCATTTTATGCAAATAAGATAATCACGACGGGTGAGGGTGGTATGGTATTGACCGATGATGTGGATGTGTATGACAAGTTGTGTTTGTTAAGAAATTTGAACTTCACCGATAGAAAACGATATATTCACTCCGACGTAGGTTTTAACTTCCGATTGAACAATATTAGTTGTTGTATAGGATTGGGACAATTGAAGAATATTAATAAGACCATAAAACAACGAAGACGGATTGCGAAACGATATAGTCATCATTTAAGTAAATTGGAACCTATTCAATTGCCGTATAGTGGATTGGAAAATGACAATGTTTTTTGGTATTACACCATTATAATTAAGGAAAATATTGAGAAAGTGTTGGTAGATTTAACAGAATCGGGTATTGATTATCGTCATACTTTCTACCCTCTTCACAAACAACCGTTTATAAACAGTGGTGAGGTTTTGGAAAATGCGGAGTATATTGCCAAGAATGGAATTATTTTACCAACATATACAAAATTGACAAATAAACAAATAGACTTTATTTGTGGAGTGATAAAGAAATCTTTCATATGAAATTAAATTTAGCATCTGGTCAGTTATATTTGGATGGGTATATCAACATTGATAATAAATCAATGTATCATGGAAATATACGGGTTGATAAAGAAGCCGACGTTTTTTCTTTAGAATGGGAAAAAAATGTTGTTGAAGAAATCATTTTATCACATTTTGCAATGTATATATCTTTGAAAGAAATGCCCGTTTTAATGCACCGGTGGTATAGTTGGTTAAAGCCGGGTGGCAAGGTTATTATAGAAACTGGTAATTTAAAGTCTGTTGCAAAGTTTATTATGGACCATTCGGATGCGGATTTGATAAATGGAATCAATGGTGTTTTACAGTTATTCGGTGGTGATACTACGGTAGGTCATAAATGGTGCTGGTGTCCCGAAACTCTCGGTAGAATCATGTATGACGTAGGTTTTAGTGATATTCAGGTTGGAGATGGATATTTCCACAACAACCCAAGTAGAGACTTTTTAATTGTGGGAGTCAAATAAATTATGAATGATATAAGAAAAATTGAAAATTGTAACGTATGTGTGATCGGGGGAGCTGGATTTATCGGTTCTCATTTAGTGGATTATTTAGCGGACGAACGTGGGTGTAATGTAATTGTCATCGACAATTTAATCACCGGTAAGACCAAAAATATCAATCCTAAAGCTAAGTTTGTATGGGCCGATATTCGTGATGATGAAAACGAATTGGTTCGTATTTTTGAAAAACATAAGATTGAGTATGTGTTCAATTACGCAGCCGAACCATACATTCCAGAATGTTTTGAACGACCAATGCACTTTTTCGATATTAATGCAACGGCAGTTTTGAAGGTATTAAACGCATGTCAGAAGTCTAAGATTAAAGGATTGTTACAAGTTTCCTCTGCAGAAATTTACGGTGACTTGAAGGGTAAGATTAAGGAAAGTGATCCAGTTGAACCACATTCGACGTATGGAGTTTCCAAACTCGCAGCCGATGGATTGGTCCAAGTCAGATGGCGAGAAGCGAAAGTTCCCGCACTTTCATTGAGACAGTTCAACTGTGTCGGTGAACGGGAAACTCACGAATATGTCATTCCTGAGATTATTTCTCAATTGGCAAAGAGCAATGTCGTTAGGTTGGGTAACAACTCATTCCGAGATTTCTTGTATGCTGGTGATGCAGTTCGTATGGCGGTTGAACTTCTTGAGAATGGAAATTTCGGAGAGGTGTATAACATGGGTAGCGAAGAAGGTGTTCGTATTTACGACTTGGCTATCCAAATTGGTAAACTTATGGGACACTCCGAAACCATAATTGAAACGGAACAATCCCGTGTAAGACCTTGGGAAATCTGGCATTTACAATCGGATAACACAAAACTCCACGGAGTTATTTCTCGAAGACCGAGTGTGTCTTTAGAAGACGGATTGAATAAAACTATCAAATATTTCTATGACAATGGTTCAAAGTGGGATTGGGTTAAGTAACG